CCTCAAGTTCCGCATTATTCCTACCAACAGTCTCTGTTGTTAATATTCTAGGTTCCATGAAAAATTATAAAAAGGAGGCCCCGAAGGGCCCCATTTTATATTATTTTAATATTAATCGTGAGCACTTGTATACAAGTAATCTACGTAAATATCGAAGTCTGCAGTTACTCCAGTAGCGGCGGTCCCGGTTGAAACATATTCAACCTTCAACTCACCACCAGCTGAAACATGTTTAGCATCAGCAGTAACCAAAGCCAAAGTCATTGCTCGAGTTTGCAACATCTTAGCTGACAACACAACGTTGTTAGTAAGAAGTGCCTCGGCACCAGCAGAGATTTGTATAGGAGCATTAGATAAACTAGCACCGCCTGTAACAGCGCCACCAGTAAACATTTTTATTCCAGTTACAATCGCCCCGGCTGGGACTTGAACTCCAGTGTTGCTAGAATTTGCACTAGCACTAGCATGTCCAGGATGTACTAAATGAGCAAAAGCAGTCCTCTTAACCATATATTCATTAGCCATAACTATAAATTTTTTTTAAAGATTAAACAGAAACTGCATCGAAAGCACCAGGACATGATGCAAACCATGGGTTTAAAACAGCAAGAACATCTGTCATCTGATTGGCGGATGCCGGGTTGGGGATAGCAACCACTGTAGTTAGTGGAGTTTGCCTTTGCCAACTATCAGAAGATAGATATGATTTATCACTCTCTATTACTAAGAGATCGTAAGTTTCATCTTTAACAGTATAAGTTGTCGGTTCTTGAACAGGAAATGTAGTCCTATTAGTAAATCCACGATAGCCTTTAGCTGCTTTTTCAAGATCACGAACTTGTTCCCAAGTACCTTGACCATGATCAGTAGCGGTTATAGTCTGAGATGTAGTACTTATATTTTGCCAATTCCCACTGGAATTAACATACAATAGATACATATCAAAATCAACCTGACTAAACTTATCTATATCTGTTAAAGAGCTAGTACACTCGGGAATTGCTTTACCTGTAACTAACAGAGTATCTGTACCCGTTGTATAGGTACAAGTAACTCTTGCTCCAGAATGGGCAGTCACTTTAGCAGCCAGAGCGGCAGCTTCTGTGTCGAGAGTTGTAGTTGTAGCAATATGCCGATATGTTTGAGTAAATTGTCCAGGATGTTCCTTAATGTCTTTATACACAATACGAAGTATATACTCAGTTCCAGGGTCAGGAGTCCATGCGGTTAAAACAGTACTAACTGCCTTTTCACCTTTAGCGTCGTAAGAAACGCCTTTCCAGTTTTTAACCTTAGCTCCTTCAATTGGATCAGAAGTAATAAATCTACGAACACTAGTAACGGCAGTGCCGTCTGCATCCGCATAATCGTATGTATCGCCAGTACCTTGTATGATATAGATAGTATCGCTATCTGATATCGTAGCACCGGCGGACATAATTTTCATATTTTTATCCAGAACGACAATTTCCCCATCTGCAAGATTAGGCATACCGTCAGCCTTGTACAATATCAGGCTAGCTGTCCGGCTAATATCCTTGCCGATTAATAATTTGTCTACTCTATTTAACATATGTTTTTGTTTTTATTATTAGTATAATATTTATTATTATACTATTCCATTGTACCTACTTCAACCATATGAGTTTGATATCGTGGTTGCTCAGTATTTTCTAGAGTCATATTAACAGCCATTTTAACTATCTCATCGTGAGTATGTACTGGCAGATCTATCGTAATGTGTACAGTACTTGTTCCAGATTCACTATAGCCTGTAACCCCTGTAACCCCCGTAAACGTTTGACCGTCATAATAATTAAGACCATTATACGTTACATAAGAACTATCTGAATTACGGACTTCATATACAGTACCAGCAGCAATGCTGCCTGTTGCCACATCAATCGATATATCAATTGTTTGGGGTGCCTTAAGATAACGAAGATAGTAACGGACCACCCCATAATTACCATCTCCTATTAATTCTACAGTGTCTTGATAAAACAACCTAAGTGGTTGAGCATCATCATAATGTAAAATATGATTACTATATGGATTATCTAACAAATGTGAATAATCATCTATTGTTGCTTCTGTAACTGGAACTCTACGCTGAGTCTGTAAAACACACCCACCGTCACCACCATATGTGGTTGTAGCAGCTACAAAATATTCTCCAACATAATAATAACTCCCATAATGACTAATAGTATCAGTTATTACTTTATATATTTGACCAACTACTAAACTACCAGACGACACAACAGATGTGCTATCTAATATTGAATTATAACCAATTAAACATTCTTCACCTAAAGCATTCCAATATATAAAATTCAAATCATCTAAAGTAGCTGTAAATGAATTTGGTTTAAGTGTCCCAGTATCACAAACTAATGCCTGTTCTCTAATTAAAGAACGTAAATCATCAATTCGTTTTTGACTTTGCTCAAAAGCTTCCCGCTTAGGATTTACACCTGCATATCTAGTTTTAACAAATTTCCGTATGGCCATATTTAGCCAATCATCTATTTCTTCAGCCAAAAACGCAGGAAGCTCTAAAGCAGTAGTCTTATCCAGCTCCAACTTAAATGTTTGATGTAGTTCGTCAAGTGTCATTACTTGCCATATCTTTTTTGAAACCTACTCTTTTTAGGTTCTTCAATCTCAACTTCTGTATCCTTTTCTTTTTTATCATCTCCCCAAGGAGGTTCTATTACTTCAGATTTTTCAACAAGGAACTCGTCCTTACCTCCAATCTCATTCATAATAGCCAACTTAAGGTCTTGATTTTTTGGGTCAGATAAATATGCTATAACATCGTCTAAACTATACCCGACTATATCAGTACCATATCTATATATATTTTTAGTCTTTCTTAAAATATTTTTAGACAAAGCAGCTTCAATTAAATAAGCAGTGTCTCTATCTTTATTATCAACCCAAATATCGAGAAATTTTTGAGGATTGCTATCTACTATATCAAACAATACATTCTCCGCTTGTTCAGCTCCCATATTTGAAGCGTTCTGCCCAAAAAGACGTAAACATTTTCTATGATCTTCAGCAGACATCCTATCAAATTCTCTGGCTGCCCTACGTTTAACCTTATTAAATATATTAGCTTTTTTAGCCTCTTCTTCTTTGTTTATGAGAACATAATCAGCGGTCGATTTTTTTTCAAAAATAGAACCAGCAACTCTCTTATGATTCTTCAAAAATAAATATCTCAACTCGTCCATAGGGTCATCTGTGTTAAAGTAAAGATCTTTATTCCCAGCTCTGATAGCAGACCATTCGATCCAAAAATCAGAATTAGGAGTAAGATCTAACCCTAACTGTTTACCAAGTCTATCTGCATCTTCTGCAGTTAAACCAGTATAAACACGACCTGAACGAGTAAGGTATGGTCCTATGGTATCTGTACAATTTCTGTAGTTTTTTATACCAGACCATGCGCTCTTGCCCAACGGGCGCAATATTACCCACATAGTGTATAATAGATTATTTTACTCGTTAATAAATTTTATTCAGCATCGCAATAAAGTTCACCTGAGGTCGTCGGATCTTTAAGCATGATACCTTGCTCACTTAAGAAGTGAACTTGATAACCATCCCTAGAGTTTGACCTAAGTGTACTAGATGACTTAGCATGACCAGCACCTGGGGCAACGGAGCCACCAGTGTACCACATCGACAATTCACGATCTTTACGTACAACCTTTACAACATTAGATTCACCATCACGCATACCGAAGTCGATAAACGTCATTCTATAAGACTCAAGAGGCTTACCAGTAATGGGGTGAAGTTTCCTATTATAAACAGGGTTGTCATAGATCGGGAAATGTTTAATCATCAGCTCTACGCCGTTCAGTCCTTTATAACTTGTGAATTGTCCTGAAAGTGTCAATTCTTGACCACTACCGCTTACAAATTTAGTATCCACTAATGTGTAAGAACTAGCTTTTGCACGAAGTACACGGTCAAGTTCTTTCATACCCATTTCTCCAGTTAGTGCAAGAAATTTCCTTTCACCAAACCCAAGAACATTGTAAGACAAATCAGCCATAAATGTGTCGAGAAGATCTAACGTTAACGTGGTATAAGGACGCCTATTTGCAGGAGCAATTTGCTGCAGCAAACCAGCACCAATATATACCGGACGACCGTTGCTTCCATACACATGTACAGAACCATCGGCACGTTTGTTAATTTCAGAATACATGGTCTGTCTGTCAATTCTTTCAAACCACTGTCGCATAGCGACCCATTCCTGATATACTGACCAATACATGGTCTGTTTACCTGAACCGGGGTCTTTAAAAGAAATAACCATAACAGATGAATAAGCATCTCCTGTGATATCATACTGCATTCTCATAGTCGTCAATTGATTCCTAAGTTTGAATGGAGTTTGATAATTCACAATGTCTGCCTCATCGCTATATTCTTCATAAGCAGATCCATTCCTACTAACTTGCTTACCAGGAGCGAGTAATGTAGGATTGACATAAGAAGCTTCTTGCCCATCTGCCATTACAACTGTATAGACAAATTCATCGCCATCTTGATAAGGTTCACCAACTACACGTACCTGATAATCCTTATCGTCAAATGCAAGAATAGCACCGGGGCCAAACCACCGTTCTGCTAACCACAACTTAAATGGAGAACCATTAATACCAGGAGTGTCATCAGATACTGAAGTTGTAGTAACAGCAACACCTTTCCACTCAGCGGCACGTATTTCAATGGCTTTGTCATGTTCGATCATAACATCCCATTCATACTCACGATTCTCGATAGTTTGCGTTCTTCCTGCACCATTAGTAATAGAGTCTATAATATTTCCTTGATCAAACCTACCAAAAATATAGGAAATTACAGGAGAAATTTTATGTGGCTCAGTTACTAATGCATTAGATAGCATTTTCTCATCCACAAGTCCTGAAAAAAACTTAGTACGGTAAAGCTGCAATGAATTTAAAACATTGTTTTCCATAACTAAATTAAACTTGTTTGTTCATAATTTAAATTTACAATAACTGATCGCTTAAAAGTCCTAAACCACCAGAAACTGGAATGTCTTGGTCATTGTCCTTTGCTTTGGTTCTTTTGCTCTTCGACGTATTTAGTTTCCGTTTCAGATCTTTAGCGGCACTCGTTCGCTCTTTCTTTTGTACTTGATCCAGGATTTTATCCCCGTGTAAAGTAAAAAAAGCAGATTCTACAAGATTCTTAGCAATATTTCCAGAATATACTTTCTGATATGCTGTTTGTCCTGTATCATCTGCACGGAAGATATCATTTAATAACTTCTTTTTATCTGCTTCCGTGATTGGAACTCCACGAATGTCA